CTGTCCTGTGCCAGTGAGTCAGCAATTGATGAAGAACTGCTACCACCAAGTTTTGAAAGTGGTACTTGATGAGCAACAAGAATATCGTCACGGTTCTGCTCACGGTATTTTGTAAACGAACCTTCTTGAACTCCAGCCTCAATAGGTTCCATCTTAAACTCAACCTTATTTGTCTCTGAGTCTCCTGGAAGTGGAATGTAAAGAGTTCTGTGAGACTGTCCTTTAAGACCTGTCTGCAAGAAACGGAATAGTTTGTCTTCTGCTTCTTGTGTAAGTTGTGCACCCTTCAGAGTTACAATATAACGAGGAACAGCCTTATTGTTAAAGTAGTCAATGTTGTATTGTGTTGCTAGAGCGTCTCCAAGCAATGCTGGCATAGCGGCAATAACGTCTGGAACACCATAAAAAGTATTCAATGGTGAGTATTCTTTAATGTGAATAATCTCATTTGGTCTAGGGTCATCTGTAATATAGTTTACATTCTTTGCCCCGAAATTGCGGAAGTAAACAACCTTGTTAGCAATGATTTGAACGTATCCATCACGAAGTCTGCGTACACGCATTGTTGATGCAGGAATGTGACCAATATAGCCAATTTCTCCTGTAACAGTTCTTCCAACTTCAATATATCCATTGCCCATTGTATGAACATCTGTAAATACTTTTTCAAGAACAGAAGAAAAAGACTCGTCCTGGTTCATGCTTTCTAGCCAGTCACGAAGTTGAACTTTAAGTCTTTCAATACGTTTACGAGCACGACCCATTTGTTCTGCTGATGCTGCTTCTAGTTTTAGATTGGTTTTATCGGAAACAATAAAGTCATAGCCAAGACCGACAGTATTTTCAACCTTAGCATCAATAGCAGCGTGGTTAGCAAATGATGTGTCATAGTAGTTTGCTAGTTCGTACAGATTGTATGGTGGGGTAATGACATCAAATAGTGCGTATGCATTACGGAATACTACACCAGGATTAATGGCATTTGAACGTGCATCTCCAACACCCATCTGGATTGCTCCAGCAGATTCTAGATATGCATTGTCTCCCAAAGCCTTTGTCATTCTAGTACTTCTACGTTTAAAGTTTGTCTGCATACCAGAGAAAGACTTAATTTCATCCCAAGACTTTATAAAAGGGTCATAATCGGCAAACTCATTTTTGAAAACTTGGGCTTCGTCTAAACGAGCAGGAGTATTTGCATATTCATAATAACTCACTAGTCATCACTTCCGAATTGGTCAAATGTTTTCTTTGCATCCACTAAAGCACCTAGGTCTGTTTCTGATGGAATGTATCCCTGACCCATACGGTCAATCTGCTCACTATATTCTTCATCTGATACCTTGCGAACATTCGCATAAAACAATGGCTGACCATCTGGGAATCCTAGCCATCTTGCTTCATTACGAAGCAAGGTAATTCTAGACTCATCGCCCTTCATTGAGTCAATACTAAGAGCATTTCCATGGTCATCTGTCAAAACTTTACCAGAACGTAACTGCCAAACGTAGATTCCATAGTCTGAAAAAGGTTCTTCTACGATAGAAACCCTTGTTTTGCCAATTTGATTGGGCATGACTTGACCAATATCTTTTGTAGTATCTATATTCATAACCACTAGTATACCATATTATAGTGGAGAGTATGTCAAAGTCTGCTTAATATTTGCATCATATACGACATGTGATTCGTCTATAATTGATAAATCTACTTTTTGAGGAGTATCATTTATAATAATATTATTACCAACAAAAATTTTATACAAATTGTCCATACTAATTGCTGCTGTGGATTCGGAGCCACCAGTTGCAGATACTTCTGCCCAAGTATTTGCTGTCCAACTATTCCAGATATATGTTCCAGTCCCACTTATTGGTGCTCTAACTTGGTCCCATGTTCTAGAAACTGTGCTTTGAGTGTAACTGGCTTTTTTTAATTGATAAAAAGATACGTTATCAAATGACATTGGTCCAGTAAAGTCTAAATATCCTGTAGAGTATGAACTAAAGTCTAACTTATCTATAAAAACTATGCCAATGGTTGTCCATTCATTTGCATTTATAGTTGGATTTGCTGTAAGAATACCGTTAATATAATATTTGATATTATCATTTGTAACTCCTGTATCTGATACCGATGATATAATACCTTGCGTATCATCTACCCCAGGATTTGAGGATTGAATGTAAAATGTAAAATTTCTTGTTCTGCTTTTAATTTTAAATATTTCTGTTGCTGTTGTTGGAAAGTATGACTTTGTAATTGTTGAGCCAGTTCTAGTTGCCAAACCTTCGTAATATGTAAATAATTGCAAAGTACTTATATTATATTTTGATTGATTGTTTTTGTTTATTTCATATCTTAATCCACGAGATTCTCCAACTACATAATCTCCAACAAGTCTAATTCCAGATTGCCTAGATAATTGAAGGTATTGTTGAGATTTTTTGTTAACAATAAATGGATTTTTAGTCTTGTAGTTATATCCACCTGCAACAGTATATGTGTATGGAATTAATTCTCCATTAGATACTTGCACTGGATTATTTACTGTCGAATCATTACTTAAAGTCTTTGATAAAAACTCTAAAGATTTTATTTCTAAATCATTATTTAAAGTATCTAACATTGAAAGTTCTAAAGTTACCATAATATAGTACCTAGATATATCAATAGTATCAGGCATGTAAATAATAAAATCATCTACAACTTCATACTTTATTGTTTTCCAGCCACTCCCCGAACCTGGTTTTAAAACACGATTTATGTTTGGTCCAACTTGTGTTGTAAATTTTGAGTCTGGCTCATATGTTGATATACCATCTTCAAAAGTAATGTATGTTTTTAGATAAGGGTTAGAGACTACTGTGTCAAAAATCCAATTTCCAGATACCTGCGTTTTTGTTGTGGGAGCAGCATAGTCAATATTAAATTGAATAAAATCTATAGAGTATGATTTAACGCCAGATGCATCTGTTGTGTATGTTGCCAAAGATTGTAGTGGTATATGATTTTTCCAATATCCACTTGTTCCAACGGTAAAATGGTATTTTGAAAAAACTGAATTATAAAATAAGTTTAGGTCATAACTTCCAAGAATATTCATCAAATTTGTTAAGCCTGAATTATATAGAAATGTTCCACTGGAAGTAACTAATGAGTTTGCACCAGATGTTCTTTGTGCTAAATTAAATGAATTTAAAAATTTAACTGAGTTTATTGTTCCTGTAAATGTTTTATTTGATGAAGGAGTTAGCGTTTCTTCACCTGCAACATAAACAGATAAATTAGAGTTATTGCTAAAAAATGTTTTCATTTTTGGATAAGTAGAAACAAATTTATCTATGTCGATACCGATTAAAAAATTAAGACCAGAAATTGCTTCTGTTTTTAAGTTTACTACTGCATTTGTTCCAGATTTAAAATTATAGTAAATATTATTTGCATCTATTGATATTTTAAAATATGCTTTTGTATCTTTGTTGATAATTTTAAAAACTGTTTGTTCTGAACTCGGCAATGATGAAAAAGTTGCATCTAAATAAAATGCTTTTACTTTATCATTTTTTAAAATATTTAATGAATCGAACGCTATGTTTGCTTCTGCCGATGACCAAGTTGATGTTTTAAATTTAAAAGTTCCTGCTGTTTCCAAAATTGTTTGAGAACCTGTCGCATCACTAAAATTAAATATTGGAAGATTATACTTATATGGTGAAATGGATATAGAATTATCTATATAATAATGACTACTGAATCCAGATTTCCAACTCTGACCACTTAAATCATTTGGAAATTTAATTGAATTTGAATATTTTGCAGACTTAGAATCAATTTTAAAGCCACGACCATCATACTTATTAATCAGTAGATTTGGATATAAAACATTTAATGCATTACTATAATTAAGTTTTATTTGATTTGTATCTGGAATATAATTATACAATGTTGCTGAGTCAAAAGAAGCGTTAGATAACATAATATAGTTTTTACTTGTTATTTTTAATTTTTCTATATCTGTTTCGGTTAATTGCAATTCTATCAATGTCTCTGTATTTACAGTTAGTGAAACTAAATTCCTTGAATATGATAACTGAATAAACATTGGTTTATTAAAATCTTTAATATAATGTGTTTTAAATTTATCGCCAATTCTTAAAGTAAAAGATGTTTGATTAAAATAAAGACCATTGTTATCATCTACGTCAGATGCGTAGTCTATGAAGCAGCCAATTAGTTTTCTAGTGCCTGATGCATATGGGTCAGTGACCTTTAGCCAAGTTTCAAGTGTGTATGTATTGTATTTTCCTGTTGAATTTAAAAAACCAAAAGATGGTAGTATTATGGCATCAATGCTTTTAGCAAGTGTAGAATTGTAAGAACCAAAAATTATTGGAAAAGAGGTATTTGAAACATTTCCAGAAACATAATATCCTGTCTGACCAGTATAATTATATGTGTTTGCTTCATATGCATTTACAGTAGATGTAGAATACAACCCTATTCCAGAAGAACCAATGTTTTTTGTTGTTCCTGATAAAGTTTCATCAAGTGTCCATAGGGCAATTGGGTGTTGTCCTAAGATATAATTTGCATAAATATTTGATGTTACTGGCATATCTACTATTCTATCACATAAGAAAATACCCTGCCAAGTTAATGACAGGGTATCTTACTTATTTAGTTTTTATCTGGAATTTTGATTTCACAGTAATCGGTGGTGCAATAGGCTTCGCCTTGTGCTTCCAGATTGTCCACTCCATCGTAGATAGCAGAGAAATCAATCTTTGCTAGTCTTCCAATGTAGTAGTCGTATTCATCTTCTGTAATTTCAGAATATGGTTGTTGAGGATAAACCGTATTTCCCATTGGCAAGAATGATACAGCCTTTAGTTGTCCTTCATACATATTTAGAACAGACGCAATGTGTTGTTTTTCTGTTGCTGTATCAAATGATAGTGTTACTGAAACACCATTATCTGACCAGTACTTCTGAGCAGTTGCAGCAAGTGCTGTCTTCTCAAATAAAGTTACATCCTTTTCTGCTCTCTTCTGTCCTGAAGCAATTGGAAAATATACTACTGAAGTATTTGCTGATACTAGGTCTGCTTCAATTTTATACCCTGCCGCTTTGAACAAGTGTAGCATTGGGTCTGTGTTTCCAAAACGGATTGCTCTTAGATAGAACTTTCCACCTGGACCCCAGTGAACACCAGGGGTAGCACCAGAAAGAATTGAAACAGAACCAGATGGCTTAACTGTAGTTACACGAATTGACTCACGAACACACATCCATTCTGAATACTTGTTGTCGTAATAACGAATCTTTTTATATCCTTCGTCCATCCATTCACGAGTTGTAGGTAGACCATGCTCGTCAGCAAATGATGCAATGCCTGTTAGAGATGTTCCAATTCTACGGTTTCTCTGCATGATACCGTTGGTCTGTTGCCAGTGAGTAGGGAGAAGTGTTACAGTCTTTCCATACAGGTAAGCGAACTTAAGGGTACGAAGGAAGTCTTCCTTTGACTCGTGACGGTTTAGGTGTACTTCCACAAGGGTGCATAGTTCATATGACTCTAGTGGCTGTTCTGCACACGGATTGAAGCCCATTACACGATAGTCCTTGCCATCTGCTGGGTCTGCTAGTCTTCCGTAGTTACGAGCAACATCAAGCCAAATAAATCCTGGCTCACCGTTGTCGACAATACGGTCAACATACTTTTCATAGTCCATTCCAACGCTTGCTTCGATAGAGTTATTTGACATCCAAGCCCAACCTGGATTCTCTGGGTCGTATGAGTTACGCTCAGGGAATGCTTCTGGATTCTTTAGGTTTAGGAAGTCTTCGTCTCCGTCTACGCCAAGTGCAAGGGTAGCAGAACGTCTAACGTTACCCGAAACAACACAAGTACCAATAAGGTTAATAATGTCAACAATAACACGAGCATCCAGTGTATCTCCAACACGCTGACCAAGAACATGCTCGATACGTTCGTGTAGTTTGATTAATGGTGCAGGACCAGACGCTACCCCACCAAAGCCTTTAATTGGAGAACCTTCTGGTCTGATTGCAGCATAACTAAAATATGGAACTGCCTGTCCTTGACGAAGATATCCATTGATTAGAATTCTTGTTGATTCTACCCAGCCTTCACGAGTATCTGGGATTTCGTATGATGCTTCTGCTTGACCTGGAGAGTAAATCTGGAAATTCTTGTCTTTTCCAAGGGTATCAAAACCAACTCCAATACCAAGCATAAGAGCATCCATAACCCAAGCAAACAACTGACCTGGGTCATTCTTGTCTAGGTCCTTAGTAGATACCATAGCACAATTCTGAAGAGCCGCTGAATTACGTTTTTCCATTGTGAGTGGTGTGCCAAATGTCCACATACCACGACCTGGAGGTGTCCACTTTAGAGTAAACATACGGTCAAATGCTTCTTGTGCTGATTTCTGGGCTTTATAATCATTCCATGGGAGACGATTCTCCTTTGCATGGTTTTTCTGTACAGAGTACATACCTTCAATAACTCTGCGTACAACTTCGTACCAGCGTTCTTTGGTTCCGTCATCTTTGACTCGTGAGTAAGTGCGAACAAAGGTAATTTCACCTAATGCGTTGCCACCTGCATCCACGAATCCAAAGGGAGATTCCAACGTTTTGTACTTTTCGACAAAATCTGTTGGTAGGGTAAAAGAAAAAAATTCCGACATAGTGTTTCCACCTTTCCATAACTGTGATGTATAAAGTATAGCACAGTTTTAAAAAATAGCAAACACTATATCGAAATTTAATAAATTATTCTGGAACTACTTCAGATTTTGGAAGTGATTCAAGTTCTGCAAGATAAACTTCGATAGCAACTGAAAGAAGATTAGCATTCTTCTCTGCTTCGGCAAGACTATTCTTTGTTTCTTCTGCATTTTCTGGTGTAGCATTCTTCTCAATAATTACTTTATTAAGTTCGTGCTGATATCCCTGAACAGCAAACTGTTGTACTTGCTGATTAAGAACACCTCGTAGTTGGTCTGTTGTCAAAACAGATTTAAAATCAAATGACATGATTTTCCTTTCGGTTAGTGTATATAAATTATAGCACAGATATGTACTTTTTGGTTAATTCGTGGTATAATTAATATGAACACCCTTCAAAAAGGTGTTTTTCCGTTAAGGAGGAAAATATGAATAATTTAAAAATCAAAAGATTACTCGCCACAGGAATTTTAAGTTTAACGCTGACTGGTTGTGTTACCCCTCAAGCCAGTGCTGCTGAAATGCCTATCACAAAGGTTGATGTCAAAAGTTCAATTAATTCAACTAACTTGACAACCAATCTAATTTACACTGCTAAAATAAATAAGAATACAAACAAAATGAAAGAAACACTTATGAAGATATTTCATCGTGTAAACAAGACCCCATATGTGTTTTCTGGTTCTACTTTATATGGTTGGGATTGTTCTGGAATGGTTGTTTGGACATATAAACAATTTGGGATTGAACTTCCGCATTCCGCCAACAAACAGGCACATATAGGAAAAAGAGTTTCTATCCCAAAACTAGGAGACATTGTAGTATTTGCATATCCTGGTTCTATAAATTTTTATCACTCTGGTATTTATATTGGCAAAGGTAAAATAGTAAATGCTAATAGTTACTATGGAACTACAGTTATTGAACCATTAACTGATTATAAAAATAGTCAAATAAGATTTGTAAGAGTTGTTCCTACTATTTAAGCCCAGTTACCAGCAATAATTGTTTGAGCACTAGTTCCAAGTTTTTCTATTTCAAACCAAGAGCCAGCATTAACTGACCAAGATGACGATGCACCAGTTCCAACAATTTGAGGAATTATAGTCGTTGATGTTGCAGAAACTCCAACATATCCCTCTATCTCAATAAAATAGTTGTTTGCTGCTGTTGCGGCTGCTGTTGGTGTTACAGTTGTTGCAGTTGCTACTGTTGACCTTCCACCAAAAACTAATGGGCTTGCTCCAGCAGTTTGTGCATATGTTTTAAAAGTATAAGATAATGTTGTTGGTGCAGTTCCAAAAGAAAAAACTAATTGCAATGCAGATGAGTTAGTACTTAATGTAAATGATGTTAGGTATAATGCTCTAAATCTATAAAGTTTTGATGCTTCTAGGTTTGTAAGTGTTCCTGTAGCAAAAGCAGATGCTGCAGAAGTACCTGTAGATGTTGCTGCTGCTTGGCTAAAGTTCATTTGTCTAGCATTGATTAATCCTCTACCTGGACCTGGGCTATGTGCTACTGTTGCATAAAAACCTTCAACTGATGCTTCTATAGCATTTGCTAATGGTGTTGCTAATAGGTTTGCTTGAGTTGATTGTCCTATTCTTAATGGAGCAACGGTAGTTGTTCCAGTTACTAATGTTTGTGTTCCTGTAAAAGTATTTGCACCAAGTAAAGCCAAAGTTCCAGCAGTAGATGGCAAAGTAACTGTTCCAGAAACACCTGCAGCCAAAGTAGATGCTCCAACCTTAAATGTTCCATTAACTGTTGTTGTTGATGTTCCAGTTGCAGAACCGATATTTACTGCGAGGGTACCACCAACACCTGCACCACCAATATTTATAGTTTTGGTTGTTGCAGTATGAGCACCTGTTGCAATATTAATTGCAGACTGACCACCAGTAGCAGATGTGAACGATGTTCCAGTTGCTATATTAACTACACCAGTAGTTAAAGCACCACCCAGCGATATCGAACCTGTGGTTAGTGTGGTATTCCACAAAGCCGCTGTTGAGGCTGAACCTGCAACGTTTATAGTATCAATAGTTGGTGTAGTTATGGTTGGTGATGTAGCAAGAACTACGTTTCCAGAACCAGTTGAAGATGTAAAAGATGTAGAAGTGTTGGCAGTACCATTACCAGTAGATGTCAGGAATGATGGCTGAGTTGCTGTATTTCCAGCAAGACGTGAAAGTGTTCCAGGAGTACCAGTTGCAGATGCATAAATAATATCACCAATAGTTGTTGTTGGGTTTATTGCAATAGTTCCAGTCAGGGCAGGTAAGGTTATTGTATTTGTTCCTGCAACTGCTACGGTATTTAGTGTTACAGTTCCGCTTGTACCGCCCTGAATACCAATTGTAGAAAGACCATCCAAAGGAGACCCTGTTGCTGGTGCGGTAGTAATTGCTGCCTTTGTACTTCCAATAAAATATGAGCCAACACCAATAAATTGATTATACGTTACAGCATTGGTGCCAATCTGTATTGTTCCAGTTGGCAAACCACCAGTTGCTGAGGTTGCAGTAAGCATAAAAGCCTTATTTGCATTTGTGCTACCATCTGCAACATAAAGGAAGTCTCCTTCGGCAAAATCTCCAGCACTTGAGTTGTTTGCATCTGTTGAACGAACAAGAACTACTCGTGTAGCACTTCCATTTGAAAAAGTTGGGGTAAGGGTTGCCTGTCCACCAACACCGTCAGACTGTACAACATAAATACCATTAGCAATGCTGGAAGTAGTTCCTGCTGCACCAATAGTTGTGCCATCTTTTACAAGCACTCTATCTCCAAGAATAAGATTTGCTCCACCATCAATTGATTGAGCACCTGTTGCTGTAAAAGTAATGTATGCGTTAATACCAGTTCCTGGAGTTGCAGAGTTATCTGCGGTACCTGCAGAATATGTTCCAGTTATTGTTGCTGCTGTGGCATATTTCGCATTTTCGTGAACGTTAATTCCAGATTGTAAAGAACTAATTTGTGTTTGCAATTGCTGAAGCATTCCATAAATACCACTTGATGTTGATAGTGATGTGCGTGGAGTAGTTCCAGAATCTGTAGAACCATAATACAAAAAGTTAATGGTATTTTGAATATTAGCAGTTTCGGAAAGTGCTGAAAGATAGGGTGGAGAGGAAACTCCAGAGATTGTTGGGTATGATAATGCGGTAGCCATAGACTAATTATAGCACAGCCTTAGTCTTCAAATATCTTAAAATTATGAGTAATAATAGAGGCTGGCTGAACAGTTCTTTTATTTTCTTTATAAGACTTTGACCATTTAAATAGTTTCATGTTAAATTTTGCGGCTGAAGCCAAATTATGAGGAAGATAACCCCAAAATTTTTCATCTGTAAAAATTCCTGATTTTCTAATAGTAATCCTTTTAGCCTTATTTGCATAAAAATAACATCTAATCCAATTTTCTTTTAGATAGTGATTAAGTGCTAACTGACCATAAGTTTCTCTTGTTTTGGCAGAAAATAATGACAAATATAAGTAAAAGTTTGCACTTCT